GGGCGAGAGGTGAAGAGGGTGCTGTCGTCGAAGTGGGCGAGGGCGAGGATAGCGTCAGCCCTAAGCCACTGATAGGCACTATTGGGGTCGATTACAGGGCTGCAGATTATCTTCGTGACAGGCGGCGTAAGGTAGAGGTAGCTGGCAATCTAGCCATGACGCACTGCCCTGTCTGCGTGGCTAACTCCAAGCGACGTAAGCTGACCTTGGAGGTAGAGCAGGACCTTGGCCTGTGGTCGTGTAGGCAATGTGGTCGTAAGGGCACGTTTTCAGACCTTCGTCGGCTGCTCAAGGACACGCCTCTCATCTCAACGGAGAGCCCGGGTGGTCTTCAGTTTGAGGTACACACCCCTGCCTATACGCCAGTAACTTACTTCCGGGATTACACTGGCGACTTGCAGGGTGAAAAGGGTGAGGGAGCCAGGTCGTTCTTGACGGAGATGGGCATCACCGAAGAGCTGATTGAGCGCCTGCGTATTGGCTACTGTGCCAAGACTGATGCGCTGGCCTTCCCGTACCTGTACTCGTGGTCTACCAATAGCTGCTCCTATCTGCGGTTCTTGAGGTTGCCGGTGGACTGGTGGAAGGCAGCGGGCCAACCAAGAGATGCTGCCTGGTTTGGCCAGCACCTGTTCAAGGCTGGCTTCGACGAAGCTGTGGTTGTTCATACGCCCCTGGATGCTGCGGTGTTGATGGCAATGGGGGAGAGCAATGTCCTGGCCTCACACGGGGATATTGGTGCGTCCAGGCTGAGGTCTCACCACCTGGCCCTGCTTCACCGCTGTTCGCTGGTATACTTGGTGCCTGACCCAACTGACCGTGGGGCGAAGTGGGCCTCGTCGGTGCAGGAACAGATCGGCAGGTGGCGCTGCAGGATAGTCCAGCTAGACACCGACGCCCGTCACCTGATCTCGAATGGTCAGGAGAAGGTGTGGGAGGCAGCGAAGAAGCGGTCGGTTAGCTCGCTTGGCACAGCCTCCAGAAAGGCGAGCCACTGGATATCTGACCTGGACGAAGAGTTCGGTTTAGCCGGGGTCAACCAGGCCATCCCGACCCAGTTGGAGCCACTTGACAAACTGCTAGGTGGCTTCAGAGCTGGAGAGTTGACTGTTCTCTCTGGAAGGTCGGGGGTAGGCAAGAGCACGTTCGCTGCATTCTTGGGTCTGTTGCAGGCCTCTGAGGAGCGCCCTGTTTTGCACATGTCCTTCGAGGTGCTTCCCAAGGCGGTGGTGAAGAAGTGGATAGTGATGCTGGCAGGTAAGCCGTTTGATGCTATGGACCGAGCCACCTACGTGGCTGCCAGGCGTAAGCTGGCGAAGCGCCCACTGTTCGTGGCTGACACGTATGGGATGATCCGCATCAAAGAGCTGCGCCGGTCGGTGTATGACGCGGTGACCAGGCGTGGGGTGAAGTTCGTGGTGTTGGACCATCTGGAGTTCCTCACGTCGATGGCCTCGAGCAGGGAGAACACCAACGACCAGACGGCAGAGATGATGAGGGAGATCAAGCGGTGGGCGCTAGACCTTGGTGTCCATGTGATGCTGTTGGCGCATCTGAGGAAGCAGTCGATCCACCAGTCCCAGTTCAAGCGGGCTTCTATGGAGGACCTGAAGGGGGCGGGAGCTGTGTATCAGATCAGTGACAACGTGGTGTTGCTTGACCGAGGTAAGCGTGGCGAAGACGGAGACCCAACCATGTTGGTGAGGTTGGAGAAGGTCCGGGATGACGTGGGGTATGAGGG